TAAAATATACAAAGTCTTATTAGATTTGTAGGGGGTCATTGTGATTTTTGATAAACTCTGTGGGATAGTTGAGAGGCATCTACATAAACAAATGTCTATGTTACGAAATGCTAATTTATTTGTCTTTGATGAGCCAGGGGATGCCTTAATTACTGGTATGATAGATGCATGCGATTTATCTCTACTCCCATTTAGAACAGTGGCTATAGACAATGGAGAGTCATGTACAGTATTTTATGACCGTGAACCTGATAATGTTGGACTTGTGTGTGATAGAAATTTTATACAATGTCTTCCTGTAGATAACCTAAGTGTGGCAGATTCACATCAAATTACTACAAATTGTTATTTTATATACAGTGGCATCCTTAGAGGTGTATACCCCATTCACAAAGATGATCCAAGAATGGATATAATACAGCCAGATTGGGTCAATGAAAATTCTATAGATGCTAATGGTATCTATGGCGTGGGTATTGATGGTGATATCACTAGATGCATGGTTGTTACTAAAAAACACGTACTGAATGATATTATAAATGGCGATAGGGTAGATAGTGAATGGACTACTGAGGATAAAACACAAGCACTCAGCAATGTAGCTAGGACTTTGCAGGAATTACAGGTTATAAACACCCCTGACAGGTTTATACTTAAAAAAAGTAGCCCTAAAGTGAGGAAAAAAAGTCCACGAAACAGATTACTAAGGTCTGATAAACGTCCTATATACACTATATTAAAACCATATGAAATAAGAGAAAAGTTACACATGGAACACCCTACTGGTGAAGGCACAGTAAAAGCCTCACATGAGAGAAGGGCACATCCAAGATATTACCGCAACGCCAAATATAAATTTGATAAAAATGGGAAAGAAAGACCTATTAAGTATGATAGGAATGGGAATGCCTACTATATGTTTCAAATGATCCCTTCCTGTTGGATCGGTGCGTCAGAAAAGAAAATTGGCAACAAGGTGTACAAAGTCATCTTAGATCAAAAAGAAGAGGATAAGAACAATGGGTAGTAAGACAGATATGTTAATTAGTAAGGGGTTAATTCAACCACCTTCTTTTTTAAAAAATAATGTGTTTTATGAATGCATCATGGGTAGTGTTGCCTATGGCTGTTCTAACGATAATTCTGATATAGACTTGTATGGGTTTTGTATTCCTCCCAAGGATGTAATCTTCCCACATTTAGCGGGGGTCATTCATGGATTTGGTAGACAAAACAAGAATTTCGAACAATTCCAAAAACACCACATATTGGATAAGGACTCTGGTAAGGAATATGACATCACCATTTATAACATTGTTAAATATTTTCAATTAGCAATGACTGGTTCACCCAATGTCATAGATAGCTTATTTGTACCAAGGAGATGTGTGCTACATAGTACATTAGTTGGAGAGCATGTTAGAGAAAATCGCCATTTATTTTTATCTAAAAAACTGTGGTACACCCTCAAAGGCTATGCTTTCTCTCAAATGAATAAGTGCCGTAGCAAGTCCATCAGAACATGGGTTGAGTTGTGTAAAAAGTATGGATGGGATTTACATGTGTCTATTGAGGAGTTAGAGGAGAACCTTTTATCTGATGTGGCCTTACTCAAACGATCTAGGCAGTTAATTGGGCAAATTGAAACTTCTGGTAAGCGCACCAAAAGAATGGAATCTGTTGCGGAACATGGCTGCGATTTGAAATTCGCCTACCATGTAGTACGTCTTCTTGGGGAAATAGAACAGGTGTTAATGGAGCATGATCTTGATCTTGAAAGAAATAGAGAACAGCTTAAATCTATCCGTAGAGGTGAATGGTCACTTGATAGAATAGAGGCTTATTTTGAATCCAAAGAAAGAGAATTAGAGAGTCTACAGATTGTTAGTGATTTGAGACACTCCCCTGATGAATCGGCTATTAAGACATTATTGTTAGAGTGTTTGGAAATGCATTATGGTAATTTGGATGCTGATATTTCCATGCCTGATAAGGCTGTTGAGGCCCTAAGACAGATACAAACAATTGCTGATTCCACTTTACAGAGAATGACATGACTGATCATACTACTTTGGACATGTTAAAAATTAATCCAAAGAAACACTATTCAAAAAAGAAAACAAGGGCCATCCTTTCTTCTTTTATAAATGACAAGGGTAAGATTAACACACAAATCACTCGTGTTTATTTTGTAGAAAAGCACAATCTTATGTCATTCTTTGAGAGTCTGTTCTTTCATACATCATATTTATTACATAATGCACATATAAGGGAGAGGTATCATGGAATTTATTATCTACTAAGTGGTTACCATAAGTGTATCTGTGGCAATGAGATGACCAAATTTCATGGTAGTTCTTATAAGGATTTTGGGTATGGAAAATACTGTTCTCACCGTTGTAATGGTGTATACCAAGAGGCAATAGGGCACTGAACCTTGTGGGTGAGCGGTATGGTAGGTTATTGGTTTTGGAAAGAAAAGGGACTACACAAAAACTCACTAATTGGGTGTGTGAGTGTGATTGTGGAAATGTAGTAGAAAAAACATCCACTAAGCTTAGACATGGTGGTTGTAGAAGTTGTGGGTGTTTGCGTAGAGAGACAAATGCCGGTCCAAATAGTCGTTGGTGGAACCCTGACTTATCAGAAGAACAGAGAGAACTTAACAAACAATCTTGGATACCTAGAGAACAGACAAAGTGGGCTAAGAAAGTAAAAAAGAGAGATGGATTTATATGTCAGATATGCAATGAACACACTACTTCTCTTACTTGCAAATTAAATGCTCACCATCTCTACTCTAAGGCCACATATCCAGAGATGGCACTTTTAGTGGATAATGGGGTAACCCTCTGTGAAACATGCCATAAGACATTTCATATGTGCTATGGCTGGTATAAAACACCAGTTACATCATGTGATTTTGATAATCACGTAAACACATTAAATCAATTAGAAAGAATGAGATGATGCTTTGAGGAGAATTGGATAATAGTATTGAAGGGTGGTGGCGGAATTGATGGCTAGGTTACTTTTAGAGTATCCATGCCCTCGGAAAATGGCATAGAAGAGTAGCCGTCATTGGTAGACGCATATAGAACACCATGAAATTTGCAGATTTGATAGTGGAGTGTCGAAGTGGAGTGGAGCGATAAGCGTAGAAGCGGTGAAGCCTAGACACTAACAAAATCTGTTGCAGGTTCGAATCCTGTCCACCTTTTCTTTTAAATTTTGGAGGATCACATAATGTCAGTTGAGGAATGGGATGCTCTTATATTAAAGAATAATAAAGAATAATAAAAAATGACTTGACTTCATACGACAATAGATTTACTGTACTAAACATCATAGGGAACTTTAATGACACATTTTGAAGAAAAATTCATAGTAATAAACCTCAAAGACTACAACAAACTAGGTGAAGCAGCTCAGACATCTCTACATGCTGTTTTGGCTAGGATTGTTGAACTGAGAAAGGAAGAGGGACGTGATCCTGATCCCAACTACTATACCTGTAATCGGGATGAACCTTATGCTAAGGAAGTCCTTAGAATAATCCTTGAAGGTGAGCAGGTCAAAATCAATGGTGATGAAGCCCGTTGTGATCTTTGTAAGATACAGAAAATATGTGTTGTGGCAGGCATCATTGGCAACATGTTTAGGGAACATCCACTATGTAGCACAGCCGGTTTAAGTGAGGATTTCATATACAGTAGATTTGGCCGTACCTGTGAACATTACACAAAATATGGTGATTATTAATGGAAAAAGAAAAAGTAGTTATCCCTAGTGATGAGGTCAAAGGTTCACTCACATTTGCGAAAGAAGCACATACACCTATTCTTACCCTACAGGCTGATGGCAAAATATTTGTTAAAGGCAAAGAGGTTGCTGATGATATAGAAGTTGTGGAGGCTCTACGTGAGTTCATGGAACATACAGGATTTTTGAGTTCTATACCATACTCTGTATCAGTAGACAGAATCAGAGCCATTGTGGGTATGTTGGACAAATTAGACAATACACCATTTCAAGATATTGTATGGGTTAAGGACGGTAAAGTTTTAGACATCCCTGTGGAAGTGGCTGATGATTTCAAAAAATCAAGTAAAACTAACACGCAATTTGCACTTGGTGATTATTAATGAACGCTAAACAGATTCTGAGAATACCAGAAACACAGCCTGAAGTTCTTTTCAAAAAAGATGATCTGAAAAAGCAATACAGAAATCTGTCACTACAATGGCATCCTGATAGAAATGGCAATGATGGAAAAGTCCTTGCCCACATCAATCTTTTATATGGTGTTGCTCAAAAGAAATTAGATAATGGGAAATGGGAAATTCCAGGTGAATATCATTGCCAGAAACTCAATGGCACTATGTGTATTGTCAGGTACAAAGTCAAAAGGAAATTTGAACTTGGTGAGATGTACATCAGTGATACTGTTGTGGCTTATGTGGTTGATGAGACTAACAGAGACCTATTTCAAAATGCTGAGAAAGTTATTAAGTCATTTAAGTATAAATCAAAAGGTATGGAAGCAGAGTTTTCTAGATACCTTCCTAAGATAGTTCAATCTTTCAGGACTTTGGATAACAAAAGAGTGATAGTCATTTCCAAGACTAAAGACCTCATTTCACTTAGGGATGTTTTGACCTATCTTGATGGTACACTTGATGCCAAACATGTGGCATGGGTTATGAGTTGTTTGCATAACATCACATGTTACCTGTCTTACCATGGAATAACACACAATGACATTTCACTTGATACGGTGTTCATGAGTCCAAAACATCACTCTGTGGCACTTTTGGGTGGTTGGTGGTACTCAAGACCATTTAATGAAAAACTCATTGGTGTGACCAATAGAACCTACTCTTTGATGCCTATGGATGTCAAACGATCCAAAGTATCTGAGCCAAGGGTTGATTTGGAATTGATCAGGGCTGTTGGTAGAGCACTTCTTGGTGATGCTACAGGTAATAGACTACTTGCTATGAAAGTAGCTCCTGAACCAATGATTAGTTGGTTGAGATTGCCAGGAACAGGTAAGGCTGTCAAAGATTACTCAAAATGGATGGAATCCGTTTTAATGGAAAGTTTTGGCAAACGTCGATTTATTAAACTAGATGTGGATGCAGAACGTGTCTACAAGAAAATAAACAACCTTTAATGGAGGTATTGCTATGGGTTCTCCCCCTGATGTGGATTTAAATGATTATGCAAAAGAGGCGGATACTAAACAAGGTGATTCAACTGGAACAGAGGACTTGCGGGAAGATATCCAAGAGACACCTGATCAGGAATCTATCAACGAATAGCTAAACAAATAAACAAATAGACAGATACGGAGGTGGTATTATGGGTGGAGGTAGATGGGAAGCCAAAGATTGGGATGACTATTCAACTAAAACAACAGTGGGTAAAAGTACACGGGAAATTTACACTTCTCGTAAGATGGATACCAGTCTTGATCCAAAAAGCATTGAAATAAGAGAATCATGTGATTCTGATGACAATCCAAATTCAAATGCTGTTATTGTTGGACTTGATGTAACAGGCTCTATGCACAGTGTGCTTGATGCCATGGCTCGTGATGGGCTATGACCGGAAGCCTGTTGCTGACCCACACATTATGTGTTGTGGTATTGGTGATGTGACCATGGGTGATAGTGCTCCATTGCAGGCAACACAATTTGAAGCTGATATTCGTATTGCTGAACAACTTGCCAAAATTTGGCTTGAGGGTGGGGGTGGCGGAAACCGCTGTGAATCCTATAACTTGCCTTGGTACCTTGCTGCAATGCATACAACTATTGATTGCTTTGAAAAACGTGGTAAAAAAGGCTACCTGTTCACAGTTGGTGATGAGGAGCCGCCAAAGGTTCTCACAAGGGATGAGATTGCAACTGTATTCGGCACCAAGCCACAGGCTGATATTAAAACTGAAGACCTGTTGACTATGGTCAGCCGCAATTATGAAGTATTCCACCTCATGGTTGCTGAAGGTTCTCATATGCGTAATAGCCGGGATACTGTTGTCAGTAAATGGACAGCATTACTTGGTCAGAGAGCCATGATCCTTGAAGACCACACCAAAATGGCTGAGGTCATTGTTTCCACTATCCAGGCCAATGAAGGTATGGATAAAGATGACATCATCAATAGTTGGGATGGTTCAACAGCCGTGGTTGTCAAAACTGCCATTGATGCCCTTGATGCGGCTGGTGGTGCTTCTGAAACAGGTGTAGTTCGATTTTAATTTAGGAGGAATCCAATGAGAGCAACAGCCATAATTGGCGGTGGTTTAGGGGATGAAGGAAAAGGGCTTGTCACTGATTATCATGCCCATAAACTAATCAAGGAAGGAGAGAGCGTCATTAATCTGAGGTTCAATGGTGGGGCACAAGCTGCTCACACTGTTGTGACTCCAGATGGGATGAGTCATGTTTTCGGGCACTTTGGTAGTAGTTCTCTCATTGGAGTTCCCACTTTTTTAAGTCATTTTTTCATAGTAAATCCGATCATCTTTTTTAAGGAGCATCGTGTACTTGAAAAACTATGCACTCCAAAAGTGTATGTTGATCCACAGTGTGTTGTTACAACTCCTTATGATATGTTGATCAACCAATATGCAGAGGATTTTCGTAACAAAAACAAACATGGTAGTTGTGGTCTTGGAATCAATGAGACAGTTACCAGGCATGAAAATCTACAATTATTTGTAAGGGATTTTTTCAATGAGGCTGAGTTGAGGAAGACCTTGATCAAAATCAGGAATGAATGGGTGCCTAAAAGAGTTGTAGAACTTGGCATGCCCTACACTGATGAGTTGAAAAGCAAAATTGACAATGTTGATCTTATGGAGGTCTTCATTGGTGACTGTGTGCTGTTTACCAAGTATTGTGAGGTCAGAAGTATCCGAGACTTCCCTAAAGATTTTGATCATGTTTTATTTGAAGGTGCTCAGGGTTTGCTTCTTGATGAGCATCATAAGTGGTTTCCATATGTGACACGTTCAAAAACAGGCATTCACAATGCCATAGAGTTAGCTGAGGAGTTGGGAATCAGAGAGATTGATGTGGTTTATGTGACAAGGACATACATGACTAGGCATGGTGCAGGCCCATTACCACATGAGCTATTTGACATACCATATCTAAAAGTGAGTGATCCCACTAACATCCCAAATCAATTCCAAGATCATATGAGGTTTGCGTATCTAGATTTTGACCTACTGATGGATACTATTTATGCAGATATGAACAGTGTCCCTATGAATATTGTTGCCATCAAGCCTTCAATTATGGTCACTTGTGTGGATCAGTTAGATGAAGGCCTGATTAGCTACTATCTTGATGGAAAGTTGTGTATTTCTTATACTGATGAATTCCTACAGATGTTTGATAATCTGAAACTCCCTGTTTTGGTCAGTGCGGGTCGCACAAGGCAAACTGTGACTTCTGTAGAGTTTGAACCTGTGGTTGAGATGCCTCCTAGCAATCAATATATTGAAGTGGGGGCAAATCCTTGAAAGGGCAGTTGATTGTTTCTGATAATACACCTACTACAGAGATTGGTGTGGCTGAAGATTGGTGTGGAGTCAGTTGTCATAATTGGGGAAGGGATGGACTCATAAAAGAGTTAAAGAGAGTTGCAGCTTATATTCAAATAGGCCATCTTGCTTATAATGCTAATAAACCTATATTAGAATGCATATGTCCTGATGGTGGTTATTATGCCATCCTAACATATGCAGATGTACCAGACCATGATGTTCCTTGTCCTTGTGGCAATAAAAAACATTGGGCTATAAAATACACGTATTCTAATGAAGAGTATGTTTCATTAGATAATAAACAAATAGACAGATAGGGAGGTAGTATGAAGGCAATGAAATGGTTCAGAAGTGTGTTGGTTTATACATTGGTATTCAGTCTTATGGGAGGTGGTAGCCTCTCATTGATATTAGATGCCGATGCAAGAAGTAGGGGTGGCTCAAGCTTCAGCAGAAGCTCATCAAGCAGAAGTTTCAGCAAAAGCCCTTCAAGAAGTTTCAAAGGCGGGAGTATTTGGAAAAGCAAAGGCAAGAAGTCAAGATCAGTTTCTAAGCCAAAAGTAAGAAAGACCAAAACTGCATCAAAGAAAATTGCCTCCAAGAAAGGCTTTGGTGGCACATCAGTATTTGATAAGAAAGCATCCAAACAAATCAAAGTAGCCAAGGCTAATACAGCCAAAACCAAAATGAAGGCTGATCGCGCCAAGTTCAAATCAAAAACCGTATCTAAGGATGGTAAAAGTAAGAAACCAGTGGATGCATATACTGCTAAGACACTACCTAAAAGTGTCAAAAGCAATGCCCTGTATTCAAAATCAAAGGTAAGAAGTACAGACAACTATTCTACGTATAGTGCCAGAAAATCAAATTACTACAGTAGTTATGGATGGGCACCTTCACCATGGGCTTATGGAGGCATGCCTTATTATGGAGCCTATGACAGTCTCACCATGTACATGATGCTCAGTACCATGAGTACTAATGCCTCTATGTCTTCTATGGCATATAACCATTCAAATACAGCAGAATTCAAAGCATGGAAAAAAGATGCTGAAGCTCTTTCCAAAGACAATGCTGAGTTGAAAGCCCAACTTGCAGCCATGGATGCCAAACTTGATGGTATGACAGGCACAAAAGACCCAACATACCTGCCTGAAGGTATGGATGCCACAGTGCTACTCTCAGCAGCCGCTCTTGGAGCCAAAGAAGGTGATAAAGTCAAATTCACCATGTACACAGGTACCAAAGGTCTCAATTATGAAAGATTTGGTGGTTTAGTGAGAAACAAGACCAAAGAAACCATTGCTGTAGATGTCAAAAATTCAGCAGGCACCATGGCTAACATCAAAGCATACATAGAAGGTAAGTGTGATGGCTTTGTTGCTCAGGGCGATGGTATTGATGTGTATTCAAGGCTTGATCCCGAACTTGTCAAGAAGTTGAATGCCAAAGCTGTCACTCTGTACAAAGAACCTGTACAGATGATTGCCAACAAAAAAGGCCCAAAATCTGTTAAGAAATTTAACAAAAATACTGTCTTATATGTTGGTGGCAAAGGTGGTGGTACTGAGACTACTTGGATCAATCTGAAAGCTCAGAATCCTAAGAAGTATGGAAAAGTAAAAGTACGCTACATGGATTATTCTGATCCTAAAGCCGCTCTTGATGCTTTATCTGATAACAAAAATGCTGTCATCATGCTTGTTTCCGGTCTTAAATCAGGTCTACTCAAAGCCGCTGAAGCCAGAGCCAAAAAAGATGGTTTCAAACTTGTTGAAGTCAATGATGGTGACTTTGTGGATGCCCTTGATTCAGATGGACAGCCTTTATACACAAGTGTTGAAATCCCTTCAAAAGCTTATCCAAATCTTCAAGCGGGTTGGATGATGGGTAATGATGTCAAAACTGTTGCTGTTGATGCCCTGTTCATCACTGATCAGAAGTGGATTGACAAGAATGGCACAGAGGCATTCCAAGACCTTACAGCCGGTGTTGTTGCGGCACAACCAATCATGGCTAATATAGTCAATGGTGCTTTGGAGTAATCAACTATGTTTGACAAACTCAAAAAGAAGTTTGCATCCAAGGTCGTAGGCCCAGAAGAGGGGAAAAAGTTAGCAGCTTTTAGCCCCTTGGGTCTAAGGTTAGGTGGAAAGTTTGAAGTCAAGAACAACACCTACTTCATCCATAAATCAGTCTGTAAGACTATGAGGGAGCCTTACTCAATTCTTGCTGTTGGTAAATTTAGTATGGGAGGCTCCACTGTCTACAGATTTTATACAGGAGAGTGTGGAGAACTGAGTCCTGGGACTAGCTTTTTGCAGTGCATATGTGATGGTGAAGAGATTCAAGAAATCAGAATGTTTGATACTGTCACACAGCACTTCCCCTGCTCAGAAGCTGAGTGGTATGAGTGGATCAATGCTGAAGGTAGTAAAATTGGACTCATTACAACTGAACTCAATGACAAAGAGTATGGTCGTGTTGAGGCTTGGGCTGCTCCTAATGCTGAATATGAGCCTCCTATTTCATTCACAGAGACCCTTTCAAGTGTGGATCATACTGACAGTAAACATGCCACACACCTGAACCATGAGGCAATGCTTTATGGAGCATGGTTGAATGAAGAACTTGATATAGCTGAGTATGTTCTTTTGACCTCAATGGAATGGCATGATGCCGAAGATGAACTTAGATCAGGGATTGTCATTTATGCTGGTATTGATTTGGTTCAGGCTGAGATAGAAGTACTTTTTTAAACAGGCATAGTGCCTAGTAAACAGACACATAACTATTCAACCAAAGGAGACAGATATGGCGTTTTTCCAATTTATTAAAAATTACAGTAAGGTAAAAGCAGTAGATGGTGCTGATTCTATTATGAAGGGGATTGTTTCTCTTGATATGGATGGTGCTTCTGAAGCTGACATTATCTCTCTTGAAGAGAACCTTGATAAACTCATCAGTGCCGCTACAGCACAGGCTACAGAAGCCAAACGTGAACGTGCTGAAGCTGATGAAATCAATGCCATCTACAAGCAAAAACTCTCTGCCATTGAGATTCTTGAAGCCAGTAAGGAAGGTGCCAAGAAGGGTGAAATTGCCGAGATTGATGAAATCATCGGTGAAGAGTTGACTGCCCTTGAAGAGATGCAACCTGACATTGAGCGTGAAGAATTGGAGGCTGTTGAGGCTGAGGAATACCTTGTAGAACTTGAGGAAATGGCGGCTGTGGCTACCAAGACCCTGACAAGTGCCCGTGCTGAACTCAAAAAAGCCAAAACTGATCTTAATCGTGCCAAACGATCTGCTGATCACGAGAAGACCAAAACGGAACAGCGACGCAAAATGGCAGGTCTCACTAGTGGTGTTGGCAAACTTGCCTCCGCTCTTGATGTCATGAAAGAAAAGACAGCAGAAGCTCAGGAAGAGGCTGATGGTGCCAAAATGAAAGCCAAATTGCTTGGTGCTGGTGATAAAAAGAGTGCCAGAATGGAAGCGGCAATGTCTCAGGCTAAGGGTGATACCAAGCCTGCTATGAGCATTCAGGAAAGAATGGCGGCTCTTAAAAAGAAAAAATAAACACTGAGGTGTGTTGTGGAACATGTGATTAAAGAACGGATTAAAGAACATATGAAGTGGGCTGAACCTCATGAGAGGATAATTGTTGCTCTTGACATGAGTGATCCTGATGAGGCAAGTGCAGTAGTCACACAGCTTGAAGGGAAAATAGGGTATGTGAAGATTGGTTTAGAAGCTATAACCAATATGGATGCTAGTGTCGCCATAGAGATTGCAAGAGGTAGAAATGCCAATTGGATCCATTGCACAGGTGGCCCAAAGGCTATTAAACAGGCTGTTGAAGCCCGTAATGACTTTGTGGCCCATCACCCACAACACACCTTCCCCTTCATCCTTGGGGTCACAATTCTGACTAGTCTTGATTATGATGATTTTGCTGAGATGGGTATTGCCCCATACCACAATGAAACTCATTATGATGTACATCACATGAACAAGCCCAATAAGTTAAAATGGATAGAGTTCAAAAAAGAATGGATTGAGGAAGTTGTAGTTAGTCTTGCTAAAATGGCACAGAGGTGTGGTGCTGATGGTGTGGTTGCATCTCCAAAGGAGGCTAAACTCATTAGAGAAGCCTGTGGAGATGACTTTCTTATCGTAACCCCAGGAATCAGACCATATACTGCTGTGGAACCAGATGACCAAAAGAGGAAAGCAACTCCCTATGAAGCTATAAGGGATGGTGCTGACTTTTTAGTCATAGGTAGACCTATCACAAATCCACCAAATGGAGTGACATCTCTTGAAGTAATAGAGAGTGTCTCTATTGATATTAAACAGGCATTAGTAGACAGAAACAATCAGGAATAGGTGGTATTTGTGGTAAAAATTTCTTGGGGGATGTTTGATACAGGGGAGGATAATCCCAAACCTATGAAGGACGTCCCTGATGAGCATGTCCCAAAAAGTTACACAGTCAGGGGTGTTAGTAGACAGAGGTGTATGACTTTTATTCTACGCATCCACTATGCTAAGAGAATACCACCTATCAGTTATGCTTTTGGTCTTTTTGAAGAGGATACTGATAATCTCCTTGGCATTGTTACTTATGGCACCCCCTTATCTGCTCCCCTAAAGAAGTGTCTAGCAGGGGAGGAATTCAAAAATGACATACTAGAACTCAACAGACTTGTCTTGCTCCATAACAGAAAAAATGAGGCAAGCATGCTCGTTGGCAGAAGCATTAAGCTATTGCCTAGAGACAAGATCATAGTGAGTTTTGCAGATGTTAGCCAAAATCATGTTGGTTTCATCTACCAAGCTACTAATTTTCTGTACACAGGTTTGAGTACAGAGAACAGTGACTTGCGTATAAAAGGAAGGGAAAATATGCATCCCATAACTCTACAGGATGAATTCAGGGGTGTGGAGAACAGAGCAGATGCCATAAGAGAGCATTATGGTGATGCCTGTTATATGGAAAAACGTCCTAGAAAACACAGGTATGTCTATCTACATGGTAGTAAAACATTCAGGAAAAAAGCATTCAAAGCATTGAAATATGCCATAGAGGACTACCCAAAAGTGAATGTGCAGGACTTAGAGGAAGAGATTACTAATGGTTAAAATCTCCTGGGGCTTTGATGTAGACCCATCAAAATCTGTAGTAAATACAACTCCTCCTACCAAGCCAAAAGGTTATATAGTCAGGGGAATTAGTAGGAATATGTGTGCCCCCTTTATTCTACGTGTTCATTATGCCAAACGAATGCCATCTATCACTTATGCCTACGGTCTTTTTGAAGACGGCACAGATGAACTATGTGGAATTATTACATATGGATCACCTGTATCATCCCCATTGATGCTACATTTAGCCGGTATTGAATATAAAGAGGCTGTGATAGAACTTAGCAGACTCGTTCTTAAATACAACAGAAAGAATGAAGCGAGTATACTAGTTGGTAGAAGCATTAAGCTGTTGCCAAAAGGAAAGATCATAGTGAGCTTTGCTGACACAGGTCAAGATCATGTTGGCTGTGTGTATCAGGCCACTAATTTCCTTTATACAGGTCTGAGCATGGATGCTAGTGATATGAAGCTGAAAGGAAAGGAGAAGCATCATAATATAAGATTGAATAGGGAACTCAGTGGTATTGAAGATAAGCAGGCTTACATGCGTGAGACATATGGTGATCTCTATTACAAAGAGAAGAGAACGAGAAAACACAGGTATGTCTACTTACATGGAAGTAAGACTTTTAGAAAAAAAGCACTAAAGGCATTGAAGTATCCTGTAATAGCCTATCCAAAAGGTAGTCAGAAACCCTGAAGACGAGCCTCAAAACTTCTGGGAAAGTTGTTTAATAAGTAAAAACGCCCATAAAATGCACATAATACACTTTTTAGGTTGTAATTTGTGAGAAGTGTGTGATATGTTTAGTCTTTAGGTCAGTTGAGGGTCCCACTACCCTCACCGGGTACCTCAACTGACTGTTATTTATAGTAAGGAATTAGAAGTGTATGAAAACAGTAAGACTCCCGTCTGTTAATTCAGGCATGTCAGTTTATATCGCAGCAAAGAAAGAATCAGTATTAGTCAAAGGTGTGTGTCATCCAATAAAATGGATGGGAGGGGTTGTCAGAGAAATGATTATCCCACAAGGAGATGATATGAACTTCACCTTCTTGAAAGATGATGAGGGTGCAATGTTCAGAACTTGATTTGGAGTAGCTCATGGCTCATTTTGAAGATAATGAATCTGGATTGGCGTATGAGCAAAGGTACTGCACTAGATGCGTTCATCGTGAAGGTGAAATTAGCTGTCCTATTATGGCTATGCATGTGCTATACAGCAGCAAGCCTGATGACAAGACCTGTCCTGTACACATCATTTTGGATTCACTAATACCTGTAAATGAGCAGGGAGAGATTGGTGAGTGTTCAATGTTTTTATCAGATGAATATGACAGATATTGACGAACAGATTATTGCTAAATTGAAATTGGGTGTTTCTCTATCTCTGATAGCTAGGGATATGGATTTGCCTCGTAGTTATGTATTAAAAGTGTATAAGAAGTTCAAATACCCATCCAAAAAAGGAGACAGGCATTATGAGTAAGAGTTATGATGAGTTTACAGAGGACATTGAAAATCTATGTACAGAACTTGTGGAAAATATAAAAGCGGGTGCCAGCAATAAAGCAGCTTCCCGTAGAGCTAGAAAAAACTCTACTGACCTGACCAAGCTCACCAAAGAGTATCGCAAATTCAGTGTAGAGCGTGAAAAATAGACCATACCTAAGTAGTACTTATATTTATCAAAAACCCCACATGGAGTCATTCTATGTGGGGTTTTTTTATGTTCTTTAACATTCTTTATCACTTTTTATTGACTTTTAAATCTAAAGCATTATATTGTAGTAAGAAAGGCAGACAGGTAGACGACGAAACTACCTTGTTAAATCGGCAAACCACTTGAAAAAGTGGGACGCAAAACAAGTTACCTAAGTCCTTCGGGATACGGTGGAACAGTTACAACTGCAAGGAGAAGGCAATGAAAGTTAATCTGTTAGTGGTTTTATTGGTGTTGGTTTCTGTAAGCACTTCCTATTCAGCTAACCTCATCCAAAATGGAGATTTTGAAAATGATCTCACAGGATGGGAGTTGGTCACAGACTATCCTTATGAGGGTAATGATTTTGATGTAGATGTGACTCTGAGAGGATTGTCTGCATACACATCTTGGAATTATCAGATTTGCCAAGATGTATCAATCGGAACTGTTGACACAGCATCAACAATGGTCAAAACAGTGTCAGCAAATGCTACAGTTGCTGTTCAATTGATTTATACCAACTCAGCAGCATTGGTATTGCACACAACAAGTTCTACAGATTGGGAGTTATTTGACTTTACAGCTAGTGTTACTGATGGTCTTGAGAAGGTGTGTTTTTCAGGCTATGAAACACAGGGTGATGTTGGTACATGGTATGATGATGTAGCTATCACAGAAAATGATGTAGCTCAGGAAGTCTGCTACTCATCTTCTGATATGGATATTGAGTACACTGTTGGACATACAGATGGAACCAACTCTGTAGTGATTCCTGAGTGTGTTCAAGACTATACAGCTTCTGATCTTAATGTTGAATATGCTGATGGGTATGCAAGTGGTGTTGCATCTGTAGAAATTCCTGAATGCCCTACTGTTGAGCCTACAGTCTTGGCTGTTACAGAAACTGTTGAAGTTGTTACTGAGATTCCTGAAGAGTACTGTTCTACAGGTAATGCCACTTCTTATGATGCTGGATACGCTCAGGCACTTGCTGATGCCAACAATGGGCACGGCAACGACTTAGATGGTGTTGATGAAAGCAACCCAGGTCGTGGATGGTCAAGGTACAATGCCGAAACCGGTAGACTGGCCGTTACTAATGTCATCTTTGGTGATGTGGTTTTTGAAGTAGAACTTCAAATGACTGGTAATGGTAGTACAATGGATATCCTCAGTATTACACAGGTTGGTGTTGTTGCTGATTTTGAATAAATAGAGATTTATGTTTTTATGATTGTCCGTCATTACATTTTTTATCAGCAACAGATCATACGTACCTTGCTACCCAAAGAGTGAATGTCTGTTGCTGATTCTTTTTAAGAGGGTGGGGTAAGTGATGAGTAAGGCAAAAGAGGTATTGGAAAAGTTAGTGCCGATCATTGAGATGGCAACGGTTGGTTCCCATGCTGGTTATAAAATAACAGTTTACACGGAACCACAACTCAATCCATCCTTCCATGTCACATATAAAAAGGATTTTGAAATTGTTCTGCAAATGAACAATTTCAAAATCCTTGAGGTTAAGTTTGGTTCTTTCACGAAGGGAGAGATGCCCTCTAACAAGATTCTGAAAGACCTCAAGGCATTCTTCAAACAGAAGAGTAAAAAGTCAAAATCAGGGTCTAATTGGGATGCTTTGGTATTCTCATGGAATATTTTGAATGATCAGGAGTTGTCTTTGGAAATGCCTAAAACTTGAGAGGTTTTGATTATGAGTAGAGCGGGAAATATTTTAAAAAGTTTAAATGAACTGGCATTGGAAATGATGCCAACAGTCCAAGGAAAACTTGTCAGACTCTATGTTAATGCTACTGATGAAGAGATGCTGAAATGCTCTCTTGAGGCTGACAAAAAGAAATTCAGTGGGTGTGTTAGAGGAGTCATTGATCTCACTAGAGGAGAGATAATGATTTGGAGGGCTGATGTTTTACACAAGCATTTATTAACCCATCTCACCAAGTCATTTCCTGGATATAAGTATGGCAAGTCATCTCCTGATATTAGGTATGCCACTTTTGTTGCCCAGGTTCAGGCATCACCTACTAAAATGAAGTTATTGGAACTCTATGGCACCTACTATAACAGCCATGCCGATCATAGTTTTGAGAAGTTTGCTCAACAGACAAAGGCATTCTCTGACAATGGGAAGTTACTTAATTCCCAATTCTCTAATTTTTCTGAGTTCATGATGAAGCAACTGAAAGTGAAATTTGAACTGTTGGGGAAGGAAATACCAAACAACTGGAATTTGATTCTTGATAAATACCTGCCATGAAAAAGCTTTTATCTGAAAAGGACATTGAGGCACTGATCAAAGACGTCATAAACAACCCATCAAAAGAACCTGTAGATGAAGAGGTTCAGGAAGCTATTGATGCTCTTTTCGAGGCAGAGGATGAAAAGACTGACCATAAGAGGAAGAGGATTGATTATGAAATTAGGGTGGTTAAAAAGTTCAGCAAATGGGAGTGAGTAGTGAGTATAGCAAAAGAACTTGTAGAGTTGTTGGAAAAGTTCAAATCTGGAGAAATCTCAGAGGATGATGTCTTTGACATTATCTATGAAATGAGCAGACGCAGAAAAGAAGCTCGAAAGGCTGATAGCCATGACCAAAACTGAAGAGTATTTAAGAGCAAGGAAGGTGCTTGCTAAAAGAGTATGTCTTGCCAAGAACTCAGCTAGGATGCATGGCTGTCTTGGCAAGTTTCGTAGAGACTACCTGCAAATGATGGATAAGAATGCCGGTTTCAATATGGCCTTTGGGATAGGTAGATGCCCTAAAACTACCAAGGGTTGGTGAGTGGTGAGTAGAACACACAAGCATACAAAACAACAGAAACTAAAAACCAAACTTGAAAAACGAAAACTTGAACTTGGTGATGAGGGTAGTGGTATGTCAATTTCCACTTACTTTGATCCAGAAATCCAAAGAGCCATCTTTGGATTTCATCGTGGGAGTTTGCGTCATGGTAACAAAAGAAAGTACGAAGCCTACAGGAAGTGGAAATTGCATAAGAAAGATAGATATGAGGCTCGACACCAGATAGAAGAGTCTAGTTTCGGAGGTCTGTGATATGAATAAAGCAAAAAAAGTTAGCAAAAAAATAGAAAAAATACTCCTTTCTTGTTTGGGTGAAACGGTAGACAGTCCAGTTGATTATCACGAATTCATATCTGATTTTGGGAAGGGTGCTAAGAAACATGAAACTAAGGTAAAAATTGGTGATGCTGCATATTTAATTACTGGATTCGCTCTTACAAAAGAAATCCCTGGCAAGAAGAAACCGGTTACTGGAGTGACTGTGAAATTCTTTGGTAAAGACCCAAAAACAGACAAATGGACTCTTGATAGAATTGAAGTCGGTAGTGATGTGGCATTGAAAATTCTAAGTACTTCTCTTGATATGCTGAAAAAGATGATAAAGAAGTATGACCCTCATTATGTGGTGATCAAGGCCCATTCGAAAGATGAGGCAAGGGTTGGCGTCTATAAAAAGCTAATTACAAGATTTGTTTCTGGAGAAGGGAAAAAGTTCATCCCGCTGTCAACTCGCTTACAGGATATTAAAACGAAAGATGGGCAGGTGGTGGAGCATACGGTGTTTGTGCTGTCAAAAGTTGGAAATGATCCCATCTTAGATAGAACACTTGCGACTCTCAACCAGATGTTTCCAAAATAATGAAAACCGGCCAAGGGTTGGTAATGTGATTATGAAAAAAGTTGATGAGAAAAAGAGCAGAGCAAAAGAATTATTAGAATCACTTAATTCAAGAATACCCGTAGATTTAATCAAGAAGGTTGATAAGTCTGGAGATATGAAATATTCAGGCACCGTCACATGCAACACCACTGAATTTTTGATTGAGATTGATTTGGTAAAAGACGGTGATGGAGATGTTCTACATCTCAAGTTCAAAACAAAAGACCCTGAGACTGGAAAATTCACAACAGGTAGAGTGGTTGTTGGACATAAAGCCTGTTCTGCAATATTTAGTACAGTTATTGCTGAGACTAAAAAACTAGTTAAGACACTTTCACCTAAGTATGTGATATTCACGGCTGACCTGTCAGATGTTCCACGGGTTAAGTTTTACGAGAGATTGCTTGTGATGATGTCTAGTGATATAGGCATCAAACATCACATAGCCCTTAACACACCTGAGAGGGGTGTTGTTACTTTTTCAATAACACTGAAATAATGAAAACCTGTCAGAGTTGTGGAACAAGACAAGTACAGCGCATCAGAGATGGTATGTGGAGGACACTTTGCAAATGTCGGCATTGTGGCTTCAAGATGTTCGATACTCTGAGTAGACCTGAGTATGAGATAAAACTCCATCTCAGAGAAATTTTACCCAAGGTGAGAATTTCTACCATTAAATTAACTTTGGATCAGTAATAGACCAGCCGTCATTTGTTACCCAAAAACCACATGTCTGTTACTGATCCTTTTTGATTAAGTAAAGGGGGTGCAATGCATGAAGAAATCTTTCAAAGTAAGTGTTGATTTGCCAGAAGGCTGTACCATTAAAATGATGGAAGAGTATATCAGAGGTGCTGTTAAGGCTGATTGTGGTATGCTTCCTATCACAGAACCCCTACATCATCTTAATCGTGATAGTGTAAAAGTCTATCCACTACAGGTGAATAAATGATTTTAGATAAGTTACTGATTTATACTTTGACCATTTGGATGCTATCACACACCTTTAGATACTGGTGGAATGTCTACAGAGTCAGTGAACTCAGACAGACAGTTAATGTGAAGTGGAAGGTATTTTACTACATAGCATCAGGCCAAAGGTATACAGACAAGGTGATAAAAGAGGCTAATGAGGAGTTTGAGTTACAATACCCCCTTGCCAAACTGCCTCCAATGGGATTAATGATCACTGGTTGCAATACGATCAGTTTTACTAATTGTGATCTAAGAAGTAGTACTGTTATTGATCTTGAAGTAGTCTGTGATCATTGGAGAATGAAGTTGGGTGATAAGTACTATAAACTTGACAAAGCCAAATTAATCCAGATGCTGGCAAATGAATAGTCTAAATGAATTATTTGATATAAAACCAAGACCTTGTATTGGCTGTGGTCATTGCTGCGTGACGGCGACATGTGAATTTGGTTTACGGCAGTTTGGTAATCAGCATCTTGATGATAAAGAGACATGTCCTGCATTGGTTTGGGATGGCAAGAGGCATATTTGTGACTATATGGTTAATGAGAGGTTCACAGATGCTCTCAGAGAAAGAATCAAAGATACACTACATGCAGGTGCCGGTTGTTGTCAGGGTTTAAATTCTTGGAGGAGAGAACCTCTTCAAGACAGAACTGTAAAGAATGTCAAGAAAGAGTTTCAGAGCAATATCCCTCCTATCATGCAGAAGTTTATAGCCGCTCTTGCGGGGCAGTTTATATCAGGTGATTGTATGGCTATTATACTTATACAATTCAAGCATATGCTTGAAAATGACGGAATGCCTGTAGATGAGGTCGATAATCTTGTAAATGAGATAAAATTCAAATTCTCACAAGGCAGGTCTTCAATGTCAGAAGCTTTAATGGGGTAATTATGTCTAGGAAAATTAAAAGAACTAAGATCAAGAGGGCTGTCAAAAAGACTACTGTGTTTGACCCCGCTAAACCCACTAAACCTGCCAAGGGTGAGGCATTTGGTGAATGCAACAGAACAGCATGTAGTGCTGGACCTGCCATCTATTTCAACAAATCAACAAGAAAACATTACTGTGTGAGTTGTGCTATGGATATTCAAGAATTTGAAAATACACAGCCTGAACCATTCTGTTTATTTGAAGATTTTTACAAACCCAAGACCCCACTCCCCGCCACATCATAAAAAGTATTAAAATATAATAAAAAGTAATTGCACTTGTGGTTACTGTGTGTTATCTTATTCTATGTAACCCAGGAGGTAATTATGTCATTAGGGCATTTAGACATCGTAAAAAGGTTGTGTGACAACAACTGCAACACATTCACTGTTGGTGGAGCCATCAGAGACATGATGATGGGTCTTGATCCACATGACTTTGATGTGGTCACTGAAGCCACACCTGATCAAATAGAGCATCTGTTTCGGGACTGCTCCGTCAAGTCTGTGGGTAAGTCCTTTGGTGTAATCCTCGTTAATGGTTTTGAGGTTGCCACTTTTAGGCATGACAGGCATAGTGGAATTGGTGATGAAAACTGCATAGTGGAATTTGCTGAGTCCATTAAAGAAGACCTTTGTAGAAGAGACTTCACTGTTAATGCCATGGCATTCTGTGAACTGTCAGGACAATTGGTTGATGAACATGGTGGAGAAGAAGACCTTAAAAATAGAGTTATTCGTTTTGTTGGTGATGCCAATGAGAGAATCAAAGAAGACCCCAATCGTATTGTAAGAGCATGTAGATTTAAGGCTAAGTTGAATGGAACTTTTTCAGACTCCACTTTAGTGGCTTTGAAGGAACATGCTCATTTTGTCAGGGATCATGTTGCTCCTGAAAGAATCAGAATGGAAATCCTGAAGGCAATGGAATTACCTAATCCATCTCTCTTTTTTGAGAATTTGCATGAGATTGGTGTATTGCAATTTATCTTCCCAAGTCTTGAAGCATGTTTTGGGCATGAACATGGGAAGTGGCAAGCTGAGGATGTTTTTGAGCATTGCATGATCGTTGGTGATGCAATCTCAGCTAATCATCCTGTTGTTAGACTTGCCGGTTTCTTACATGATGTTGGCAAGCCTATAACATGGAAGGATGGAAAGTTCATCTTTCATGAGAAGGATGCTGTCCCTATACTTCACAGAGAACTCAAGGCTTTGGTATTTACTAATGAAGAACGAGCTGAGATTACAAGTTTAGTTGCCTGTCACATGTTTTCATTAACAGGTGCCAAGCCAAAGACTGTCAGAAAATTGCTGAAGAAGTTGAGTGACCACAACATAACTCCTGAAGCATTTCTTAGAGTTCGTATTGCTGATAGAAGGGGTAATCTGACTAAGGAACGATTCACTCTTGATGACATCAGAACAATGAGAGCCATGCTCAACCAAACTTTAGCCGAAGACCTTCCTATGAAGGTTACTGATCTTGCTGTAAGTGGTGGTGATTTAATCAAGGAATTTAATCTGACTCCTGGGGCTGTTGTGGGGCAATTACAGAAGTTTTTACTTGCTCATGTACTAGAAGAAGGTTTTGAGGAGAACACCCCTGAGAGGCTTGTTTTGGTTGCTAGAGAGTCTGGTTTATTGGAGGATACAGAATGAATAATGATGCACTTGGATCACGCATGAAGCAGTACGAATCCGTCAATGATTCAGTGATAATGCCGAATACCCCCTTCTATGCCCGACTGGATGGAAGAGGTTTCTCTAAATACACCAAAGACATGGAAAGACCTTATGATCATAAAATGATCACATGCATGACTCAAACTGCTTGGAGGTTGCTTGAGGCTTTTGATGCCAAAATTGCCTACACACAGTCCGATGAGATTTCGCTTGTCTGGATGCCTGATAGAGATATGATGTTTGATGGTAGGATTCAGAAACTTGCCTCAAGCCTTGCCGGTTATGCCTCAGTTGAATTCTACAAACAAGCACTCATGTACTTCCCCAAGAAAAGGCAAAAAACACCTACATTTGATTGTAGAGTCTGTTCCTTGCCAACACTCACAGAAGCAGCAAACATGATTCTGTGGAGGGAAATGGATGCTACAAAGAACTCTGTGTCTATGGCGACTCGTCATTACTATTCTCACAAGTCTCTTCATGGTAAAAGAAGGGCTGAGATGATGGACTTGTTGATGGAGAGGGGTGTTAATTGGAATGATTATCCAGACCACTTCAAAAGAGGCACCTACATCACCAAATCTGTGGTTAAATCAAAGTTCACAGCAGATGAGATTGAGAAACTACCCCCAAGACATAATGCCAGAAAGAACCCTGATCTGGAATTTGAAAGGAATGTTGTGTCTACCACTAACTTCCCACCTCTCAGTAAAGTTGAAGACAGGGTGAAACTACTGTTTGGAGATGGTGATGATCAAAGATAAAAAGATGAGATTTCATTTAGAATCAGGAGCAGTAGCCTCTATCTTGATGTTTGAGCAATACGCTCTTGAAGACCCTAGTGAAACTCATATTATCTATGAATACTGGTACAAGGAAGAAGATTATAATGGTGGTGGGGAACTCATGATCAATGACTACCGCTTGACCCTTGATTATGCTGATGGAAAGCTCAAGGATAAATTTAAACTGACCATGCATATTATCTTTCCTGACAGAAGTGGGAAACAGTATTTGTATGGAGTTGATGTGAGTCCAAATTCCAAGACCTTCATTGAGTTTACCTATGAGAGGGATGGTGAAAACTTCAAACTAGCTGAAATTGGCATTATCGGGGTCAACAAGAGGGTTGGTTTTCATGATGATGAAGAGGCTTTAGTGAAGCTGATTGACTTCCCATTTCCTATCTTGAATGTGATTGAGCCTGATTGTGGGTACTCTGTACCATACCTACATAATGATGGGGATACGCACAACTTTTCATTCAAAGATTCAATTATAAATCATGGGGTGCTGGTATGAGCACCAAAGTCTATACAGCATATAAAATTGACGGCTCCAAACACGATATTTGGGAGGTTCTAAGAACCATCCGTAAAAAGGGTGTAGAGCAGGTGCAACTTGCTCTGAGGGAGAGATACACAAAATACCTGACTGATGAATCCTATCATAAGAGTGTCACTGAATATCTTGAGATAAGTTGCAAGACACCTGTGGAACTTTCGCATATCTCAAGGTATTTTAGTATGTTATATAAGGAACAGATAACATCTTTTGATAGGAATCCCTGGAATTTTGATGTAAATGTAACTGTGCGTGGGTATAAAGGGAATTACTATCTCATCCCATACTGTGACATGTTTATGAATAAGACTTTAGATTTCCTCAATGACATGGAGGAAGTACAGAATTATTGTTATTGGGATAATGTCGATCCTGATGAAAGGTGCTCAGAGAAAGAGTGGGAAGAACGGAAAGTGATTTGGACATACTTCACAGAAGCTGATAGATGGGCTGATTACCTAGTCCTTGAAATATGTGACCATGGTGGATTCTATAAAATAGACCCATGGAGAGAAATGACACAAGAAATGAGAAATGAGGAGTAACATGAAACCTTATTCTTTTCTAAATTTTGTTTTGAGGTTTAAATTATTCTGGTTTGGTATAGCAGTTGTTCCTGATAAAATACTTAAACAAAGTCATGGAAATATAGTTTTAGCTTCTAGGTTAAAATCTAAAACTGTACAAGTACAATATGATGTTACTACAGATGTAAACCCCTCAATAGAAAGAGTGACGTTAAAAACAGATGAATCTATTCCAGGGTGGTTTAAAAAATTATACCGTAAAGTAGTTCCTTATAAATGGCATACATTTACAAAGAAATGACACAGGAGATGAGAAATGACACAGGAGATGAGAAATGAATAGGTTTTGTAAATGCCGATCTAACCATGAACCGATGGACTATTTCCCAGGACTTGTTGATACTGAAGGTACAATTAAGATGTATTGCCGTCATTGTTCTGGAGAACTCACGAAGGAGCATCTCAAAGTACTGCTGAATGGTAAGCACTTCAAGGCAGGTCTTACTACCAGTGTTGATTATGAGGCTTTTGAGGCTGAGGATTCAGAACTCCACCAGAAAGCAGGTAACTGTGTGACATACCAACACATAGACCAAGTTGCCCGACTTTTAGTCAAAGTTATGGGTGAGTTGAGTATGAGGACTCTATCACATGACAGAACTAAGCTGGAATCCCTAGAGGCTGAAATATTCACTAAATACTCCTGTTTGATGAGGGGTATGACTTTTGGTAGTGAAGAGTATAATGAGTGTAAAAAGCTCATGAAACCCGCACTTGATCACCACTATGCCCACAACAGACACCACCCCAATCATTTTAATTTATGGAAGTGTGGTTTGTGTGAGCGTGAATTCACAGAGATGTCAGAGGCTGGGTATTGCCCAGAATGTGCCCCCGTGAATAAAGGAGCCATTGAAGAGGCAAAGCTACAACATATCGGCATCAACAAAATGAACCTAGTTGATCTGCTTGAAATGATCTGCGATTGGAAGGCCAGCACTCTCTTACATGATGATGGTGACATCCAAAAAAGTATCGTCAGTGAATCCAAACGATTTCATATTTCACCACAATTAGTTCAAATCCTCAAAAATACAGTTGAATTGTTAGAAAGGTAGGTATTATAATGGAACAACATATTGAAGAACTTCTAAGAGAGATTGATAAGCACCCTGATAGCTATCCCCACATATTAATCCACATTTCCAAGAGATTGGAACAGTACAGGGTAATGTGTAAAAGACAACAGGATCATGATCTAAGGGAGTCTCTTGGTGATGCTGTTCATTTACTTGGTATGCCCAAAAAGCCTGCTAAGAAGGAAATGAAAAATCTCTGTACGAGGATTGAAAAAACAATCTTCCCTGAAGGCCCACAGAGTCATCACCACCAAGGGGAAAGGCAATTCTATGAAAAGTACCTAAAAGAGGACTAACCTATGGGGATGCCAAGGTTCGAGTCAATTGAATCAATGGAGTTAGGAGAGGGAAAAGGTAAAATATTCGTAGTTAAAACAGCTTATGAGAGTTTAAATGAGCCTGTTTATTGTGGGAAAATATTAAGCATTGATGGAAAGAGGATGCAGTGCATCTCCATGGAAGCTCATATGACAAATCCACCACAGTACGTTATGAATGGCTGTTTGGGTTTACAATGCATCAAAGTATATTAAAATCATCAAGATACTACCAAAATAGACTACAGATAATAAGTAGGACAGGTGAAATTACCATGTTCTGTGGTGGGGTGTTTCTAGGTAAGGAGCACTACTACACAGCAGTTATTTTGTTGCTTATTCGTATGGTACTTGGATTCACCACAAGTGAATTGATGTATAAAAGAATGAAATCTACTACAAGAGAAGAAGTTCAGGAAAAGGAGATAGAAAGTTATGCTAGTAACTGAAGCAGTTGCTGTGACCAAGAAATGCCCTGTAATGACTGGTATGAGAGCCGCTATGTGTGAGGGTTCCAATTGCATGGCATGGAGACTGTTTGATCAGACATATGACATTAGGTTGAAGTCTTTTAGCCACACACCTACAGGTTCTGAAAATGAAATTACTCTTTATTACTGTGGTGAATCAGGAAAGCCTGTGGCAGATGAGACATGTGTGTGCATCTCTGTAGACAAACCTGCTGAGACTAAAACACAGAAGATGAATGAACAAAAGCCTGCTCCAAAAAAGAAAAAGACTCCTAAGAAGAAGCCAGCCACAAAAAGAACTAGAAAAACATGATGACATGCTCCTCATAAATGATGCTGAGGGTCATTGGTTTACTAATAACCCTCAGCATTTTAAGTACAGAGATTTTCAACTATCTTGTGAACTCCAAGTAGTTTATACCTTTTCATAAGGAATTCCATAATGGTGGGCTGGATAGGTCTGTATCTCTTGTTAATAAATGACATTCTAGCCTGTCTAGGAGTCCTGTTACCTTTTGTGTTGTTACAAGTCGTACAAGAGGCAACTGTGTTCTCCCATGTATTTTTACCACCCTGAGCTTTGGGTATGATGTGATCAACCCCCATGCCTTTCCTCTCAGCCTCAACTCCACAATAAACACACTTGTGATTATCCCTGATTAAGACGTTTCTCTTTGACCAGGAAATCTTTCTAGTGTGGACATGTTTCACAAAATAAGTCATTTTCATGACCAAGGGGATTGGGAATGATTCACTCACTGTGTGGATGACTTTCTCAGAAGCCTTTTCAATGATAGCCTTACCCTTTCTGAAATAGGACAAAGCCTTTCTTATGGAAACTATATTTAAATATGTGTAGTCGTAGTTCAACAGAACCACTGATGTTGCTGTTTGTGCTGACATGATACTGCCTCATTCATTACTCAGGTACAGATTTTTCCCTCCTACGATTATACACCTTTTTATTGGTAGAATCCATAACCTGTTTTGGAAGGGCAATCGGTAACCTAATGTGTATTTTCCTTATTTCAGCTTTTATACGCTTATGCTTCATGACTTGTTTTTCTGTATGTTCTGCTTCAACCTCTCCCTCATGCATTTGTAGAATTTACACTTCTGACAGGTCTGTAGCTTCTTAGATAATTTTTTTAGTATTATATTGCAGTATGTGGCTGTAGTCACGCACCAACATTTGTGTCCATTATCTGGATAGACAGGGCATTGATCCCTGCCTTCACAGTTCATAAATTCCCAACACTTTGGCTTCTCATTGCTGGTCATACCGTACTCCATAGATATGTGTTAATGTAAATACACTATCCAATATGATACTACCAATAGAGTTGGGAATCAACTTAGATATGGAATAGGTGGTGGGTTTTATGCCACCACCTATGTGAGATTACACAAGAAAATCAGCATTGATGTCATTGATGTCGTATGGAGTGGTACCATCATTGATGCTGAAAACGGTCTCAGCTTCTTCCTGAGTCTCCACAAGTTCACCCCTAGCTTCAGCATGCAGCATAAACAAATCATACAGAGATGCTTTATTACTCATGGAAGCAATTGCCTGAAGTACATTCTCAACGGTAGCTTTGTTAGCCTCAACATTGTTTCCTGATCTCCAATTATCCTGATCCCAAGGCCCAGACCATTTAGTGTTTCTCCTTGTTACAAGATCACACCAGATAGCTTCTCTGGTCTCCAAATCGAACACTACAGGAATCGCATTCTTAGATGCTGATGTCAAGTCAACCTTACCAACAATGGTCTTAGGGTCAAAGATTTCATTGCTTTTAGGATGAGTTCTGTCCATCCAACCTGCATAACACTTCTCATGCTCATTGAAAGTAGGTCCAGAAAACACCAAGACGTTCATAGCAACATATCTTGCACCTGACTCAAGAGCACTGTCCATGGTAATGTCAATGAACTCAGCCGCACCACTTGGTGCCTGAACAATATCACCTGAGTGATGAGACTGGTATTTGGCACTCTTTAAATTGGTGTAGGAAATTCTTTCAATCATGTTGAAGTCTTTATCATGCAAGGTAGCTGATAAATCAATGTCCTGCCCAACCCAATAGATGACCATTCTCAAGGTGTTCTTATCCCCAGGAATAGGTAATCTTGTACCTCTTGCAACAGTATGTAATCCTTCAGAAGCACTTCTCTGCTGTGCTGGCAATGGGCATCCTTTCAATAAAGGATCAACCCAAACCTTACCAAGATCGTCCAATTCAGAGAAACGATTTGCCAATACAAGATCAATACCATCCTGCAAAGCAGATATAACATCAGCGGCAATTTCAGTAGTGTGACTTTCAAGCATCAAAGCCTTCTGCATAGAGCCTTTTGGAAACACAATACGACCAGTTTCAGCACCACGTCCATTAAAATGCCCTTTCATCTGCATAAGCACCCTTGTGGATACTTTATCAGCACAACTAATGAACTCTTCAACAACATCAAACTGATGCTCAGTGCTACGAACAAGATGATCAAGCCGTCTTGCAAATTCACCAGGACGCTTTGTGAGTAATTTACACGCTCTGCCAATCTGCTTGTTGTTGATGAACATCTGTACTTGACCGGCAGTGGTATCCAACTTCTTGTTGCTACGAACTTTGGCCGCAATCTTCCTAACCTTCTGAGAGTACTCACCTACATGGAGGTTGTGAAACAACTTACCCCACTTGTTACGATGCCTTTGGATATCTTCCTCACTGATAACCTGATCAAGTCTGTTCACCAATATTCTACGGTAAGAACGTGGCAAGGACTTAAACTTGGTGTTGTCAGCCAAGGATACATCACCATCGGACAGATAAGTAGCCACCCTGAGAACATCAGTAGCAGTCCTAACAACACCATCAATAGCAAGCCCATTCTTCAAATTACGAGCCGCAATTACACAGGCAGTTTCCTTGAAGGGAATGGTCTGAGGGTATAGCAAAGGTTTGTAGTTGTCCAAGTACCACTCAACAATCTTCATATCACCCTTTGACAGGGAGTCATTAGAAGACAGCAATTTGGTGAACAGACCTGCAAAATCATCTTCAGTCAAAAACGTAATCTCAACAAACTTATGTGACTCAAATGCAAACTTACGAGGCAGCACTTCATAATCAGGCTTCCACTGTCCAAGTGCCCAGTAATGCAACAAGGCATTTACAAACAACTCTGCATCAGATGCCTCAATAACCTGCTGAGGGAAATTAGGATACATTGGTGTGTATTTGACATCAGCACCTTTCATCTTTCTCAAGACAGGCTGGATGTCATTCATGATATCAGCAATTCTGTTAGGTGCAAGTGCCGCTACATACTCAGTTAATTCCTTGGACATAACAAAACCCAATTGCATCAACTCTGCATTGACCGTCATAGCATATGCTATAGAATCATGAATCTTTTCGCCTGGTGATTTTGGAAGCAATCCTGATAACTTCTTTAAGCAAATTTCTGTTTTCATATCTGTCTCCTACAAAAAGGTGCGGTGGTTGGTAATGCTAGTCTGAATTGGCGTCATAGGCCAATTCCAGCGCAATGCGCTAGTATAGAAGGAAGCACTACCATAGCCGCTTTAGTAAAAATGAAGGTGATTAATGGGACTCAATTTTCAGTTATCAGTTGAGTCCTCCCGAAGGAGGTAGAAGGAAGTCCACACTATAGCCTTCAAACAAATTGGAGGTAATTAAAAGTTCTGTTTTAAGGTAATCGGGATGGGATTCCAACCCATGACCACCACCCGAAGGTAGTTGCTCTAGCATCTGAGCTACCCGATTGAGTTAGAAGGAAGAACCTTCATAGCCTCCAAAGTTAAAAAATTAACAACCTATGGTAACAACAGTTAAGTCATGTTGTTCCATGTAACATGCATCACAAATCTCACCTTTACCATCTTCGGCATTAGTGACAACAGTCATGTTCTTTTTTGTACACTCAGTACACACTCCAAACAAAGTGTCATAGCACTCACTAGAACAGTAATGACCTGCCAGATAGGCATAATGCTTTTCTTGTCCTAGTTCTTCGGGTGTGTAGCCACATACGTTACACTGACAACTACCAATACGTTCAAAAAGGTTTTCTTTTCTTCTCGGACTAACATCCATGAATCACACCTCTTGTGTATCGTTGATTGCTAGAGATTAGAGGAGATTGCTAAGTCTAATTAATACCGGCGCTCTACCAACTGAGCTACACCCTCCATACATAGTTGGGGGGTGACAGGAGTCGAACCTGCGGCATCCGGTTCCGTTTATTTAGAAGGAAGAACTCAGCATAGCCTCTAAATGAGATTGTTTAATTGTATCTACACCCAACTTTACCTGCTCTTTGTGATCTTCCAGCCCTTGTCATTCTCAAAGATTGAGATTTACTCAATGGTTTGGGAACATCATTTTGGATGCTTAAATATCTGTACTTATGAAGATCATCACAATATTTTTGCTTTCTTCCTGTGAGTTCTTCTCCACAATAAAGACAATATTTTAGTGTTTTTGCTTTCATTGAATGATCCTCATCAGTAAGAGTGAATAACTTAGTTATTCACTACAATAACACCATTCATTATAAAAAGCAATAAAAAATGTTAAAAAGTTAAAAAATGGCGGAGAGAGGGAGAGTTGAACTCCCAACCGTGTTACCGGCCACAGTTTTCAAGACTGCTTGACACACCAATGTCGGCCTCTCCATAATTCTATTTGGCAGTGGGAACAGGATTTGAACCTGCAAGGCTGTCACGCCTACTCATGCTTTCCAAGCATGTCTCTTACCATTCGAGCATCCCACTAAAAACCCCTAAATTCATAATCCTTTGCCCATTTTATGCGATTACCATTGGGGTTTCCTGACAACCTCAAAGACATACCTGTGTTAGTGCCATCTTCAACAGGCACACAATACACTCTGTCTAACTGTGGGCAATAGATCATGTAGTAATCTATTTCCTTTTTTGTATAACTCATACTCACTTGTTTTCCATCTGTACCAGTGTACACACTCTTGCAACTAAAGTAGATGGCACTCTTCTTCAACAGTCCCGTTTTACACTGTATCCTGATAAAGGTGTTGTTCAAATCCACAACTAAGTCATATCTGTTCTTGTCTCCAAATGGAATGAGTGCGGTGTAACTTTTCTTAACAAGCTCACCTAAAATAGCACCTTCAGACATATCACCCTTTTCTTTAGAGGTCATATCAGTGGTGTCTGTAGGATTCCCTACATACCCCTCTAAATCTTCAACAGGGCCTTCTGTAATTACATCTTTTGTCCATCTTGAGATGGTTACTTTACTTATGTCAAGATGTGCAGCAATGTCTTTTTGTGACATTCCATCTGCCCTAAGATTCCTCGCTTTTGTCTTTATAGACTCAGGGTATCTAAATGCATTTTTAGGATGTGTAACAACCTTCTCTAGGCTACAAGCAGTACATTTGGCAAACTTCAGGGATGTTCTTTTATTGACCTCTGTGGAAGACCCACATTCTGAACAAGCCACTGTTTTGAGTTCTGTTTTGTCATCACTACTTACTCCGACTGAGTTAGCACAGGCTCTACAACAGAATCTACCTGAACCAAAACTACCATCATGCTCTTTACCACACTTCTCATTTTCACAAATCATAATTGAACCTCCTATTGTGATAAATATAAACAGGTTCAATTAACAAGTCAAGCTAGTATTAATGGAGGAAGAGGTGGGATTTGAACCCACGTAGGTGTTACCCTAACATCCCTTAGCAGGGGAGTGCAATAAACCAGACTCTGCCACTCTTCCAAATTCTTTATAAATCTAATTCACTTAGATATACTCTCAATGACTTCCAAACGTGTTGTTTCATCACCATTAAGAAACTTCTCCATCCATGTTTCTGGATTGATTGTTGCTGTATGTTTCCAACCCTCTTTTATGAGTTGTTTTTCAATCACATGTGCTTCATCAGTTCCAAGACACATGTAATTACCATCAAGGATATAAACAAATACAAAATTCTGCATAACCAATCCTCCTTAACTTTCCCCAAACTTCCAACAGGTCTTACATGTCTGTTCAGTGCATGTTTTCCTGTTTGCTACTCGTTTTCTCATCCAACATATAGGACAAGGTATGTATTCATACCAAATACCTGTGTCTTTTGCATATTGGGTGTGTGCTCCTAAATATGCCCTCCTATGCTTCTTAGGCACAATAGGCCAAATCACTATGTAGAATAAAATACAACATAGTGGGATGTTGCTATGACACCCACACTTGATGTCATACAGGAAAGTCATTTAGATATACTCTCAACAACAGCGTCAAATTTGATCATATAAGCTTCAATCATCTGATCATAAACACGACCTAGATTAAAACCTTCGGCTTTAAGACGTTCAAGGCATGCTTTATTCTCAGGCTTAATCGTGGTCATTGGGCACCTGACACGTTTTTCTTTGTCAGGCTTTGTTGCTCCGAAAGGTCTGCCCTGACCCCGACCAGGGCCTCCTCTACCTTTGAGTTTCTTACGTTCATGTTTCATTATTTTGCAATCTGTTTTTGGGTCTGGCATCACCATCCCTCCGTTACTGTCTCTGGATTAATGCTTATCATTTTCCCATATACTGCTTCGGCATCCTTTTTGGCCTCTCTCTTGGTGCTGTATATGTCTCCAGCATCGTCGGAAAAGGTGGACAAATCACCATTTTTGTGGAATCTTAACTATAATATAAGACAGTAAAGATTATTTGTCAACATAAATAATCAATTATTCTGACCAGCTAACACGGTGCTTCATCCACTGCTTTCTCTTCTTCTGAGCTTTCCAACTCTTGTTATTCCAGTTGCCACGGCTGTAATCATCCCAAGTAGTGGGGAGATTGTGGTTATTCCTTCTACCTCTATGATACTCAGGATAGGCAAGACTCTGCCTTCTTTCCTGAGTGGTCTTAGGGTGCCTGAAATGATGACCGTATCTCCAGCTTCTGCCTGAGCCTGGAACAGGGGATTGCCTGTAGTTGCATAGAATCAAGTCATGCCTGAGTAATCTATACCAATCAGACCCATAAACAGTTGTCCAAAAAACTTCTCCGTACTTCATGTTGTCCTCCATTAAGTTAAAGTTACTTAATGAAAGACAGCCTCCCATGATGTGATCATGTTATGTTCTCCTTGTTCATTAAATTCAGTTGTTCATAAATAATGAACAGACAGGAAAAGTGAACA